ATGAAAAGACTTTTAGAATTAAGAAATCAAAAATCTGAGTTACACACTCAAATGAAAGAAATGGTAGAAACTGCTGAAACCCAAAAGCGCAGTTTAACCAAAGACGAATCAACAAAATTCGAAGCCCTCCAAACAGAAATTCAAGACATTAACGGACAGATTACCCGCGCTGAAGTAATAGCGGATCAAGAACGTTCGATAATCACAGGCCAAACGCCAGAATCAAAAGCTAAAGCCCCAAACAACGCAGAGTTACGCACATTTGTTATGACAGGCGAATCACGCAGCTTAAGCGCTGGTGTTGCCGCTGATGGTGGCTATACAGTTGTACCGGCATTGGATAGCACAATTTATTCACTCTTACGTGATAACTCAGTGTTTAGACAAAACGCTATGGTCCAAACCATTTCCACACAGAAATATGAAAAGCTAATTAACTTAGGTGGTACTAGTGCAGTATGGGCCGCAGAAAGCGACACACGAGGCGCAACAGGTACAAGCAACCTTTCTAAAGTCGAGATTGAATTAAACTCGCTGTATGCCTACCCAACGACTACACAAGAATTGTTAGATTGGTCTGACTTCGATGTTGCTGGATGGATTACTTCCGAAGTGGCGCTTGAATCAGGCGAAACCGAAGAAAGCGCTTTTTGGTCTGGTGACGGTGTTAAAAAGCCCAAAGGTTTACTGACTTACCCAACAGCAGTAACAGACGATGCAACCCGCGCATTTGGCACAATCCAAGAGATTGAATCAGCCGCAGTTGGTGTCATTGATGGTGACGACCTAATCGACTTCACACACACGCTCAGACGCGGTTACAGAGACGCTGCAAAGTTTTATATGAACGATGCTACTCAAGCCAAGCTTAGAAAGCTGAAAGACGTAGACGGTAATTATTTGTGGCGCGCTGGTATCAGCGAAGGCGAATCAAATACCTTACTTGGTAAGCCGGTAGAAGTAGCCGAGGACCTAGCAGACGATTACATCGTTTACGGTGACTTGATGAGAGCTTACACAGTGCTTGACCATACAAGCGGTGTTCGCATGTTGAGAGACAATCTTACAAGCCCAGGCTTTGTGAAAATGTTCACGACTCGTTATGTAGGTGGCGGCTTAATCGACAGCAACGCGGTTAAGTTCCTAAAAGCTGCAGTATAACAATTAAGGGGCCTTGCGCCCCTTCTTACTATAACGGTGAAGCATGATCACAATCGCAGATTGCAAATTACAATGTAACTTACTAGAAGATGAGGTGGACTTTGATTCTTGGTTCGATATGGCAATACCAGCCGCCATAGGAACAATTGAAACCCAGCTTGATAGAAAGTTGTACGACACACAAACCAGCCTAGATGAAGATATCAACGCCCCAGTTAATGCAATGGCAATAACTAATGATTTAAAAATGGGCTTGCTCATGTTGTTAGCGCATTGGTTTAACAACCGAGAATCGACAAGCGCTTTGAGTTTATTTGAAACGCCGATGGCCCTCACAACAATCATTCAATCGCACAGGAATCTATCACTATGATATTAGAAGTCAGAGCATCAAGCGGCATTGATCTTGATGGTAAAAAAATCATTGGTAGACCGGTGGTTTACAACTCACGCTCACAAGACTTAGGCGGCTTTGTAGAAATCATTTCCCCTAAAGCATTTGGTGAATCTATTAAAGGCGATATACGCGCCCTAGTAGAGCATGACGCTAAGATGATACTAGCGAGAACAACATCAAAGACTATGAGCATAGGCGAGGACTCACAAGGCGTATTTGTAGAGATAACCCCACCCAACACACGCACAGCAAGCGAGCTAATAGAAAGCATTGAACGTGGCGATATTAGCGGTATGTCATTCGGCTTTACGGTTAATGCTAACGGTGCAATGTGGGACTTTGACAACGACCCTGCATTACGAACAGTAACAAGCGCAAATTTGCATGAGGTTACTATCACCAGCTTACCGGCCTATCAAGCAACTAACGTTGAAATAGCGCAACGCTCACTGATTGAGCATAAACAAAGCTACAGCTTAGACCTTGCGATCAAACGCATGCAAATGATGAGGTATTAATATGTTTGGATTATTCAAACGCAGCGCCCACACACACCCGACAGACACATACGAGCTATTGAAATCAATTGGTTTAGGCACTCCCACAACAAGCGGCAAGTTGGTAAATAGTGAAGTAGCACAGACCTTACCCGCTGTTTATTGCGCAGTGGCAACAATAGCTGAAGCAATCGCAGCCTTACCGATCCATACCTATAGAAAGGATGGAGACGAGCGCATGAGACAAACACAGCATCATGCTGAACGATTGTTGAATGTTGCGCCTAATGATTACCAGACGCCTTACGACTTCAAGCTGGCATTATTAAGGGCCGTATTATTGCGTGGTAATGGCTATGCAAAGATCACGTTTGACGGCACAGGAAAACCCAACGGCTTACACTTAATTCATCCCGATTCAATCATCGTTGAACAATTAGCGAGTGGTCGAATCGGTTACAGAATGACGGACAAACAAGGCAAGTTTCATAACCTCTTACAAGAGGAAGTCTTACACATTCGCTATCATTCAGACGATGGTATTTTTGGTAAAAGCCCGGTCTCAGTTTGTCGAGATAGTATCGGACTAGGACTCGCACAATCAGAGTTTGGAGCCGGACAATTTAAAAATGGTGTGTCTCCCACTGGCGTTATTGAATTCGATAAATTCTTAAACGACAAACAACGAGAAAACGTTAAACAATCTTTGAAGGACCAATACACAGGCAGCAGCAATGCGGGTAAAACCTTAGTGCTTGAAGGTGGCTCAAACTGGAAACCAATTGGCCTAAGTAACCAAGATGCTGAATGGCTTAAATCACGATTGTTCACAGTCTCAGACATAGCCCGAATGTTTAAGCTTTCGCCCATATTCTTACAAGACTACAGCAACAGCACATACAGCAACTTTGGTGAAGCAAGTAGAGCTTTCTTATCACAGAGCTTAAGACCTTGGCTTACCAACTTACAGCAAGCATTCAGCAGCCGCTTAATATCCGACCGCAACCGCTCACAATATACCATTGAGTTTGAGACCAAGGACCTATTGAGAGCCACAGCAGAGGAACGCTTCAAGAACTATGAGACAGCGATCAGCATTGGCATGATGAGCCCTAACGAATGTAGACGCGCTGAGAACTTACCCAGTTATGTAGGCGGTGACGAGATGAGCCAATCATGGAAACAGCAGAGCGAGCAAGGCAATGACACAGACAGTTAGGTGTAAAGAGAATGGCTGCCCAACTAAGGTGGTAGGACAGAAATATTGCACGATACATGCAAAGGCTAAGAAATCAGAGGGTAGATTACCAGCGAACCTTCGTGGCTATGATAGTAAGTGGCGCAGTTACCGCGCTGCTTTCTTATCAGTTGAGCCCTTGTGTTGGATGTGTCGCAAGGAAGGCAGAGCAACAGCGGCAACAGTAGTTGATCATATCAAGCCTGTTAGCAATGGACAGTTAGACGAATTGTTTTGGGATAAGAGTAATCATCAAGCCTTATGTCGTGATCACCACTCATGGAAAACGAGAGTGATTGATAATAGGGGCTTTGGGGCTACCCGCCCTAAATAATGACAAATTACCTCAAACTGTAATACCGCCGCCTATAGATATTTTTACGCATTTAATTTTCAAACTAAGGGGTACTGATGAGACAGCCAACATATTTAGATAAACACGCTAAAGCCCAGTGGCAAAAGTACGCCCCTAGCCTACGCACACGCTCAGACATAACAGATCAAGACTGGCACAACCTAGAATGCTTTTGTGTTAACTACAGCGCATACAGACAAGCTCAAGAGGACGTTCAAACCAACGGCCTAATATTGGTTTTCTGCAATGACAACCGAGGACAAAACCCAGCATTCAAAGCCATGCTTGAAGCTCAAAAGCTGATGATTAAATTTGGCGAGTTATTAGGATTTGATCCAATCTCACGGATCAAGATACCCAAGCACATAGATGAAGGTGACGAACTTGACGCCCTCTTATCATAACTATGCTTTAGATATTCGTAGCGGAAAAATACCCGCTTGTAAGATTGTCATAGGCGCGATCAACCGATACTTTGCAGACCTTGAAAACCCTTTATATTATTTTGATGATAAGCAAGTAGACAAGGTATTGGCTTTTTCGCGCTTATGCTCCCATGTAAAAGGCGATTTGCGCGGCAAGAGAATTGAGTTAGCCGATTGGCAGCAATTCATTATTGCGAACCTGTTTGGCTTTATACGCAAAGATAACGGCTTGCGAAAATATCGGACCGCTTATATTGAGGTACCGAGAAAATCAGGCAAGAGTACTTTTGTCAGTATCATTGTGAATTGGTTTCTGATCTGCGAGAAAGGCCAACATGATATTTACACCGCAGCAGTATCACGCGACCAAGCACGAATTGTATTTGATGATGCTAGACAAATGATTGTGATCAACCCCATCCTAGCTAAACGTGTAAACGTATTTCAACATCATATCATCGAGCCTAAAAACAACAGCACCCTAAAACCCTTGGCAGCGAAAGCAAATACCATTGAGGGAACGAACCCAAGCCTAGCCATTATTGATGAATATCATTTACACCCCGATAACAGCGTTTACAGCGCTTTAAGCCTTGGAATGGGCGCAAGAGATAATGCAATGTTAATCGCTATCACTACGGCTGGCACAAGCACGATAAGCCCCTGTAAGCAGCAAAACGATTACGTACAAAAGTTACTGCAAGGTGAAGCCGAGGACGAAAGCTATTTTGGCATTATCTACACGTTAGACGATGAAAAAGAATTTGAAGAAGAAAGCGCATGGATCAAGGCTAACCCCAATCTAGGCGTTAGTGTGAAGCTGGAAGAATTACGCGACCAAGTAAAGCGGTCCAAAGCAATCGGCACAACACTTACTGAAACCTTGACCAAACGTTTTAATATTTGGTGTCAGGGCGAACAACAGTGGATAAGAGCAAAAACGTGGAAGGATTGCGCAGGCACATTTGAAGTAAACGACTATGATGATTTGATCATCGGTTTAGATTTATCAGTGAGCAACGATTTGACCGCATTGGGGATGCTTTTCCCAGATGGTGACAAGATTAAATTCAAAGGCCGGTATTACATACCTAAAGCCCTATTAACTTCGACCGATAACAAAAACGCAGCGATTTATAAAAATTGGGTAGATAAAGGCTTTTTGCATATTGCCGGTGACGAACGCATCGACTTTGCATTGATCAAACGTGACATATTAGAACTTGCTGAACAGTACAATCTAATATCAGTGGCTTATGATCCTTGGAATGCTAACTATTTAACAACTGAGCTCATAGGTGAAAGTATTACCATTGAGAAAGCGAGACCGGGTTATCAGACAATGTCACCCGCATGCAAAGAGCTAGAATTGTACACAGCGACCAAGCGGATCACTCACGATAACAACCCTGTAATGAATTGGGCCATGTCGAATGTAGTAGTTGAAATGGACGCAGCCGGAAACATAAAACCGAACAAAGCAAAGTCACCGAATAAAATAGATCCTGCTATTGGATTAATAAATGCTTTTCATGTATACATGATGGAAGTTCAAGAACGAAATTTGTACGAAAATCGCGGAATTATTAGCGTTTAA